GAGGTCGACGAGGTCGACGAGGAAGAAGACGAGTGACACAGCTCTTAAACAACATATCTCTAAAAGACATACCGACGGTATTACCCCTGCTAACCATGGCGGAGCAACAACAGCTGCTTAAAGAGTTAGACCACCTGGCGAAACTGAAAAAGCGGACATTACTACAGGACAAATTCTTGGCTTTTGCCAAAGAAGTATGGCCGTCGTTTATAAGCGGGCGACACCACGTTAGGATGGCGGAAGCGTTTGAGCGGGTAGTAGCCGGGACATGTAAGCGGCTGATTATATGCCTCCCTCCGCGACATACTAAGTCGGAATTCGCGTCATACCTGTTGCCAGCGTGGTTCCTTGGGAAATTCCCACATAAAAAAGTAATTCAGAGTTCTAACACAGCCGAGCTGGCGGTGGGCTTCGGACGTAAAGTGCGTAACCTGGTTGACCAGCCCGTCTATGCGGATATATTCCCGGGGGTGGGGTTGCAGTCAGATAGTAAAGCGGCTGGGCGCTGGAACACTAATAAAGGCGGGACATATTTTGCCATCGGTGTTTCGGGTACGGTTACTGGTATGGGTGCTGACCTACTCATAATCGACGACGCACATTCCGAGCAGGAGGCGGCGCTAGCGGAGATTAATCCGGGGATTTATGACAAGACGTATGAGTGGTACACCTCAGGCCCGAGGCAGCGGCTGCAACCGGGAGGGGCCATACTTATCGTCGCCACCCGCTGGTCAAAACGGGACTTAATAGGTCGGGTGCTTAAGGATGCAGTAGAGCGTGGTGGGGAGAGCTGGGAAGTAATTGAGTTCCCTGCTATTTTACCCTCAGGCAAAATGTTGTGGCCGGAGTTTTGGCCCGAAGAAGAGATGCTGGCACTAAAACAAGAACTACCCAACAGTAAGTGGATGGCGCAGTATCAGCAGAATCCGACATCCGAGGCTTCTGCTATAGTTAAGCGAGAGTGGTGGCAGACTTGGGACAAAGATGTGCCGCCTAAGTGTGAGTTTATATTGCAGAGCTGGGACACGGCCTTTGAGAAAACAAACCGGGCGGACTATTCAGCCTGCACGACGTGGGGGGTCTTTTATAAAGACGGGGCTAGAGGGGAACCACAAGCTAACATTGTGCTACTAAATGCATTTAGGGATAGACTAGAGTTCCCGGAATTAAAAGCAAAAGCAGTCCAGCAGTATAAGGAGTGGGAACCGGACTCTATAATAATTGAAAAGAAAGCCTCAGGTGCGCCCCTCATATATGAGATGCGGGCTATGGGCATACCGGTAGGGGAATTCACACCTACCAAGGGTAATGATAAGATATTTAGATGAAATGCTGTGTCGGACTTATTTGCGTCCGGGCGGGTATGGGCCCCGAACACACACTGGGCGGAAGAGGTTATCGAAGAGGTAGCGAGTTTTCCGGCGGGAGTTAACGACGACTATGTGGACTCGGTTAGTATGGCATTAATGAGATTTCGTAGGGGTGGATATGTAGGTACAGACCTTGATGAGGAGCCTGACCTACCCGATTTTAAACGCAGGACAAAAGGGTACTATTAGGAGTAGAACATGGGTAACGTAGATAAGGCAATGAATCCAGCACCATTGGGGTTAGGCGACGATGAGATTGAAGAATATGCGTCAGAACCGGTAGAGATAGAGATTGAAGACGACGACCCCGATGAGGTAACGGTACTCCTGGGGGAAGAATTTGGGGGGGAAGTATCCGATGACTTTGATGCTAACCTCGCAGAAGAGATGGAGGAGACAGACCTCCAGACGTTGTCTGGTGAGCTAGTAGAGCACTTTGATACCGATATTTCGTCACGCTCGGACTGGATACAAACTTATGTGGACGGGTTAGAGTTGCTCGGGCTTAAGATTGAGACTCGCACAGAACCTTGGGAAAATGCCTGTGGGGTGTACCACCCGGTGTTAGCAGAGGCGTTGGTTAAGTTCCAAGCGGAAACTATGATGGAGACTTTTCCAGCAGCGGGGCCCGTTAAGACAAAGATTATCGGGGAAGAAACGACAGAGAAGAAGGAAGCGGCGGAGCGCGTTCGCCAGGATATGAATTACCAGTTAACCGAGGAGATGGCGGAGTATCGCGCAGAACACGAGCGGATGTTGTGGGGCTTGGGCTTATCGGGCAACGCCTTCAAAAAGGTATATTTTGACCCCGCTAGGGGTAGGCAGGTGTCGCTATACGTCCCGGCTGAGGATGTGGTGGTACCCTATGGGGAGAGCGACCTGCAAAGTGCGGAGCGTATGACCCATGTGATGCGTAAAACAGAGAACGAGCTGGTTACGCTGCAAGCAGCGGGTTTTTATAGGGACATTGAGCTAGATGAGCCCACTAATACCTTCGATGAGATAGAGCAAAAGATAGCCGAGCAACATGGGTTTTCAGGCTCCATGGATAGCAGACACAAGCTGTTGGAGATGCATGTGCTGTTAGACCTCACAGGCTACGAGGACACTAATGATGAGGGAGAAGAAACAGGTATTGCGCTCCCATATATAGTAACAATAGAGAAATCGTCCGGGGAAGTCTTGGCTATACGCCGAAACTGGAAAGAGGACGACAAGAAAAGGGCGAAAAGAAACCATTTCGTGCATTATTCATACATTCCGGGCTTCGGGTTCTACGCATTTGGTTTAATCCACCTCATTGGCGGGTTCGCGAAGTCTGGAACCTCCCTAATTCGGCAACTAGTTGACGCAGGTACTCTTTCGAATCTCCCAGGCGGTTTTAAAACCAAGGGTTTGCGTGTAAAAGGGGACGATACCCCGATACACCCGGCGGAATGGCGGGATGTTGATGTCACTAGTGGCACAATAGCCGATAACTTGATGGCGCTGCCATATAAAGAGCCAAGTATGGTGTTGTACCAGCTGTTACAGACAATAGTAGAAGAGGGTAGACGGTTTGCAAGTGCCGCTGACATGAAGGTCAGTGATATGAGTTCGCAGTCCCCGGTGGGCACCACTCTAGCAATTTTGGAGCGGTCGCTTAAGGTAATGAGCGCGGTACAAGCGCGTATCCACTACGCCATGAAGCAGGAATTCAAGCTTTTAAAGGATATTATTCGTGATTTTACTCCAGATGAGTACACCTACGAGCCCCAAGAGGGGGAAGCGCGGATAAAAGGGGCGGACTACGACCTCGTAGAGGTGATACCAGTAAGTGACCCTAACTCCGCAACAATGGCCCAAAAGGTCGTCCAGTACCAAGCTGTATTACAATTAGCCTCCGGAGCGCCCGATTTATATGACATGCCTTTGTTACACAGGCAGATGTTGGAAGTTTTGGGGATTAAGAACGCAGAGCAGCTTGTTCCTATCGAGGATGATATGAGGTCTACCGAGCCTGTAGCTGAAAATATGAACATTATCAACGGCAAACCAGTGAAAGCCTTTATCGGACAAGACCACGAAGCGCATATACAGGTGCATATGTCAGCGATGCAAGACCCTAAGATTATGAAGATGGTGGGGCAAAGTCCTATGGCGCAACAGATAGGGGGTGCCATGCAGGTGCACATAGCGGAGCACCTAGCCTATGAGTACCGCAGACAGATAGAAGAACAAGCGGGTGTCCCATATCCAGGCCCCGAAGAAGAAATGACGGAAGAGCAGGAGTTGCAGATTTCCAGACTCGCCGCCGCCGCTGCCGTACAGCTACTACAGAAGAACCAGGCTGAGGAAGCACAAGCAGCCGCTCAGGAAGCCGCAGAAGACCCCATCGTCCAGATGCAGCAGAAGGAGCTTGCGATTAAAGAGGAAGAAAAGGACATCAAGAAACAGAAAATGGTTATTGATGCAGCGGACAAGAGGGACAAGAACGACCTTACGGAGAAGAAAATTGCGTCCACAGAGCGCATTGCGGGTATGCAGGTAGGGGCTAAAGTGGCCACCGACAAGGCTAATTTGTCCGCAAAAGAGCAGGAAGCGGGTGTAAGACTTGGGATAGACATCGCCCGAGAGAAGAAAAATGAGGGTAATAACAACGGCTGAGGAGGCTGCAAATGGCAAGAGACGCAATAGGACTCATAATAGAGAAGATAAACGAAGATATAGTGAGCTTTTCAGAAGACATCACGAGGGGCTCGGCTAGAGACTTTGCTTCATATAGGGCGCTAGCTGGGGCTATACAGGGACTGCAAAGGGCATTAGCTATTGTTCAAGCAGTGGTTAAAGAAGAGGAGGATGAGGATGAGTAAGGTAGAAAAACTACAAACGGGCATAGTGGGGCCCGATGGGGAGAGCGTTGAGGGGGATAGTAAGGAGGAGAAAGAAAACGATGTGCATGTGGCCTCCATGCTACCAGAACCCTCGGGGTACCGGATATTGTGCGCGATACCCAAACTAGAGACGGAGTATGAAGGGGGGATATTAAAGGCAGACGAGACAATCAAGGTTGAAGGTATTATGACCACCGTGTTGTTTGTATTAAAAATGGGGCCGGATTGTTATGCGGATGAGACGAGGTTCCCATCCGGGCCGTATTGTAAAGTGGGGGATTTTGTACTCGTAAGAGCCCACGCAGGTAACAAGTTAAAGATTTTTGGTAAAGAATTCAGGGTCATAAATGATGACAGCGTGGAGGGAATTGTTTCTGACCCCCGCGGCATATCGAGAGCGTAAGTATATGAAATACATACAAAAGCCTAACAAAGGAGGCACAAAATGAAAGCAGCAACTAATGAAGGGGTAGAAGAACAGGAAGAATTCGACATTGAGGTGGAGGAAGAAGGTGAGGACGCTGTTGCGGTGGAAGACGATACCCCTGAGGAGGATAAGGGTAAGTCCCCTATGCCAGAGGAGATAGTTCAGGAGTTAGAGGACGATGAGCTGGATGAGTATTCTGATAAGGTAAAACAACGCCTGAAGCAAATGAAAAAAGTGTGGCACGATGAGAGGCGGGCTAAGGAAGCGGTTCAACGAGAGCAGACGGAGAATCTTTCGGTTACTAAGAGCCTGGCTGCAGAGAATAAACACCTTAGGGAAAAGCTGAATAGTGGTGAGCGAACGCTGGTAGAAACATATACAGCAGCGGCTAATTTAGAGATGAATGCGGCAAAAAAAGCCTATAAAGAGGCCTACGACGGGGGTGATTCGGACGCTGTTGTGGAGGCTCAGCAAGCTATAGCTGCAGCTAATTATAAATTAGAACAGGTAAAAGGGTACAAACCTACTAGACAAACAGAGGCTGATGGTGTACACATAGATAATGAAAGTATAAAAAGTACTCCGCAAGCACCACCACGCCCCGACGCAAAAACCGAGGCATGGCAGAAAAATAACACTTGGTGGGGCGCGGATACTGAGATGACAGCTTTAGCGCTAGGTCGCCACCAGTCGTTAGAGAAGGAACATGGCAAGCAGTACGTAGGTACTGAGGACTACTGGGAAAACATCGACACCACAATGCGTCGGAGGTTCCCGGAATATTTTGAAGAAGCTACAGATAGTGGGGGCGGCAAGCCCACTACCCGCACCAGTAAGAAACCAGCCACTGTGGTTGCTCCGGCATCCCGAAGTACATCTCCGAAAAAGATTGTGCTAAAGCGCTCGCAGGTAGAGTTAGCTAAAAAATTGGGAATAACTAATGAGCAGTATGCTCGGGAATATGCGAAAACGCAGGAGAACTTATAATGGCTAGTAATGACACTAAAGCAACAAGACTTGACCGCGAGCTAGAAACCCGTGAAGAAACTAAACGCCCTAAAACGTGGGAACCAGCAGCTTTGCTTCCCGAACCGGATAAACAACCCGGTTACTCGTATAAATGGGTTAGGACTGCTACTTTTGGAAATGTTGATGCCCGTAATGTCTCATCTAAAATGAGAGAAGGGTGGGAACCAGTCGCCAAAGAGGAACAGCCTATGTTTTTTTCAATGACAGACGAGAACAGTAAGTTCAAGGACAACATTGAAATCGGCGGGTTATTGTTATGTAAGATACCTACTGAGTTTATGGAGCAGCGACAGAAACATTTCGCTGGTATAAATAAGGCTCAGATGGAGTCTGTCGATAACAATTTTATGCGAGAGAACGACCCTAGGATGCCTCTGTTTTCGGACAGGAAATCCAAAACGTCTTTCGGCTCGGGCAAATAACTTAACTTTTTAGGAGAAATTATTATGGCTTCTGCTGCATCTGCTTACGGGCTTAGACCTGTAAAACGGATAGATGGATTACCATATGTGGGCGCGAGGACATCGTACCTGATTAACCCCGCTGGTCAAGGTACCAATATTTATTATGGTTCAGTAGTTATACTGGGCGCTAATGGGTATGTGGCTATCTCAACGGCAACGGGCGAGGATACAACTACTAATAATCTTGGTGGTGCTAGTATTGGCGCTCTGGGTGTTTTCGTAGGGTGTTCTTACGAGAATGTGCATGGTACCCAATATTCAAATTATTACCCAACAGGGCAAACTTATAACTCTACGCCGATTACCGCGTTTGTTGTAGATGACCCCTTTGTATTGTTTCAAGCGCAGTTGGATGGTACAGGCGTTCAAACTATTATAGGTACGAACACTTTATTCCCAACTGTACAGAGTACAAGTACTGGTTCAACCCGTACGGGTATCTCTAACTCGGCGTTAGACGCTACCGTCCAAACAACTACTGGTGCTTTTCGAATCGTGGCTCATGTATCTGACCCCGGTGATGCGTATGTAGATGTATTGGTTGCGTTTAATTCACTTGCACACAGATACACTAACAGCGTTGGCTTATAGGAGAATAGATAATGGCTATTTCAAGAGCACAATTATTAAAAGAACTCCTCCCCGGCTTAAATGCTTTGTTTGGTATGGAATACAAACGATACGGTGAGGAACATAAGGAAATTTTTGACGCGGAAACGTCAGAGCGTTCCTTTGAAGAAGAAACAAAGTTGTCGGGCTTCGCGGCTGCTCCTGTCAAAGGCGAGGGTTCTGCCCTTGATTATGACAATGCGCAAGAAGCTTGGACTGCACGGTACAACCACGAAACTATTGCACTGGGTTTCTCTATAACAGAGGAAGCTATTGAGGATAACTTGTATGATTCTTTATCATCTCGTTATACGAAGGCACTAGCTCGGGCTATGGCGTACACCAAGCAGACTAAGGCTGCTACGGTTCTAAACAATGCCTTCGCGTCCTCCGGTTCAACGGGCGGCGATGGAGAAACAATGTGTAGTGCTGCACATCCTTTAGTTGGTGGTGGCACCAATTCTAACGAGGCTGGTATAGCTGTTGATTTGAATGAGACTTCCTTGGAAGCCGCGATTATTCAGATTGCTGGTTGGACAGATGAACGTGGGCTGCTGATAGCGGCTAAACCAGTTAAAATGATTATCCCCGTTAACCTAATGTTTGTAGCAACCCGTCTATTAGACTCGGACTACAGGGTTGGCACAGCGGATAATGACGTTAACGCGGTTAACAAACTGGGCGTAGTGCCCCAGGGTTACTGTGTTAATAACTTTTTAACTGACACAGACGGGTGGTTCCTTAAAACGGATGTCCCTAACGGTCTTAAGCACTTTACTCGTGCATCCATGACACAGTCTATGGAGGGAGATTTTGACACGGGTAATGTTCGCTATAAAGCTCGCGAGAGATATTCATTTGGTTGGTCTGACCCCCTTGGAATATGGGGTACCCCCGGCGGATAGTAAAAACTCTTTCGGAATTAAGCACTTAGTACCTAAAGGCCCCCTTAACTGGGGGCTTTTTTATGGGCGCTTGTGGTACTTATTAAGATGGTGTATCCCAGGTAGTGCTTATTAGATATGTTTGACTTAAACACTTATACATGCTAAATATCAATAGTTAAACTATATATCCAGTCCCCTCATGGGACGGAGTTGACAGCCTGACAAGGCTAGGAGAAAATAATATGTCTAACGTAAATTCAGGTGATGCATTCACCCACATGTCTAATCTACATTTAGGCAGTTCTACAGGCGGCGGCGGTCTCAAAGTGGGGCTGGTAACTATAGCAGCAGCCACTACAGCTTATAAGGTATTATCAAAAAACTCAGGCAAACTACACGCGTTCCCCGACCTTACGGGTGATTGCACAATAACATTACCCACAGTAGAGTACGGGTTGACGTACACCTTTATGTACACCGGCGCTGCTGCTGATGCACAGGACTGGATAATTAAGACCTCAGCAATCACTGAGCTATTCGCGGGTGGGGTTGTATTTCACGATGAGGACATCGGTGGTGCGGGTATAGAAGTATTAGCCGTTTATGCAGACTTCTCTAATGATGATACTTTTACCGTGCTTACCCCACAGGTAGGTACAACAGTAACCCTTACATCTGATGGTGTCTCTTGGCTTGTAAACGGAATGGTTATTTCGAATACAGTACCAACATTTGCGTAATAAATTCCTGGCCCTCTTAGCTGAGGGCCAATTTTAGAACAACGAGCAAGGGGAAAGAGTAATGAAGGATTTTACGATTAATGTAGATGTGGCCACAGTAGATGCCGATGGGTTGGGGGCAGTTAACTCAAGCGCGATAACTCAGATACTTATAGACGGGGCATTAGCCGCTGGGGAAGACCTAGACGGACTAGCCGCCACCAATACCAGCGCAGCAGCAGGGGCGATAACTCTTGATGGTGCGTTAGCGGAGGGTGGGAGATACACAGATAGGACGGGTATAAACCGGCACCTGTATATGTTATCCAGTGCGCATGACCAAACAGGCGCGACGTATACTATAGTGGGTACGGCCACCAACGGGGACATTATAACCGAGAATATCGCAGGGCCAGGAACAAGCCTATTTGTATTGTCTGTTCTCAGGTATCACTCAGTTACCTCTGTTACGGTAGCTTCTCCTGCAGCAAGCTCCACAATTTCTATTGGCCCAGCGGGGCATTTCACTTCCGCTGATGGCTTAGCGCACAGGCTGAGTATCCTTGGAAGCGCACATGACCAAACAGGCTCAACATTTACGATTACTGGTACCGACGCAGATGGTAAAGCGCAGACTGAAGGGGTAACAGGGCCGGGGTCGGATGCAACAGTTGAATCAACTAAATATTTTCTAACCGTTTCAAATATAGTCACCTCTCTTGGGGTGCCCTCGTCCACGGTATCTGTAGGCACAGTTGACGAAGTTGCGTCTAGTACCATCCCATTGGATTGGTACGCCACAGAAGCACCGGTGGTGCAGTTAGATGTAACCGGCACAATCAGCGTTGACGTTCAGGTTACGATACAAAACCCGTTTGAAAATAAAGCGGCTCCTTTTGATTTTGATGACCAAGAGGATTTGGCGTGGATTAATGATGCTAACTTTACTGCGGAAACAGCGGATATTATAAACCCATTATCAATGCGGGGGATAAAAGCCATGAGGATTGTAACTAATTCTTACAGCGCCGCCGCTGAGGTTCAGGTCTATGTATCACAACCCCGTAGTAGGAACTAGGAGTAAGACATGAAAAGAAACAGAATGAGTGGAGCGGCTAAGAAGTACTCTGATGGTGGTAAAGTAGCTTCGGGCTACGATGACGATGATGCCTCCGCGGACGCACTTAAGGTAAGGAGTCATTTAAGACGTGGCGCTGAGGTGGCAAAAAAACGAAACCAGGCGAATAGAGTAAGTGAGGGAGTTGCAAAAATGGTTGCGGATAACACTGCAGCTAGGGCCTCGGCTAAGAAAGCTAAGGCCAAAGCAGAAGCTATGAAGGGTAAAGCTAAAGAGGGTTCAGCCTCTGACGTAATTAACAAAGCCTTCCAAACACGTACGGTTCCGGCTTCCTTTAAGAAAGCCGGGGCCCCGGCTAAGAAAGCTGAGGCCCCGGCTAAGAAAGCTGAGGCCCCGGCTAAGAAAGCTGAGGCCCCGGCTAAGAAAGAATCTTTCGGCGCAGCGTTTAAAGCCGCGGATAAGAGTAAACCAACTTTTACGTACAACGGTAAGAGCTACTCTACGGCTTCCGCGGACGACGTTAAGAAATCGGGGTCTAAAGACTTGAGGGAACATCTGAACAAAATGAGAATGAGTGGAGCGGCTAAGAAGTACTCTGATGGTGGTAAAGTATCTCCGGGCGAAAAGGCTTATAAAGACGCTATGGAAACACGCCGTAAAGATGGACGACTTGACCTTCCAGTGAAAAAAGCTCTCAAAGATAACCCTGAAGAAGCAAAGGCGGGACAGAGTCTAACTGATAAGATTAAAGACCGGATTGAGAAAAACGAGAGCGCGGGGTAAATAGTGGCAACTACAGGTACAGCAGTATTTGACCTAGACCTCAATAACCTTGTGGAAGAGGCTTTTGAGCGGTGTGGGACAGAGTTGCGTACGGGGTATGATTTAAAGACTGCACGTAGGAGTCTTAACCTTTTGTCTATAGAGTGGGCTAATCGAGGGGTTAATCTGTGGACTATAGAAGAGGGTACGATTGCTATGGTAGCGAGCACAACCACCTACAACCTGCCCCTGGATACAGTTGATTTACTAGATACGGTAATCCGTACCGGTACGGGTACCTCGCAGTCAGACATTACAATTAAACGGATAAGCAGCACCACGTATGCGATGATTCCAGGCAAGAATACTACAGGTAGGCCTATCCAAGTATGGGTAGACCGCCAATCGGGGGCTACAGACCCTACTGATGGGGTTAAATACCCAACGGTAAATATGTGGCCTGTGCCCGACCAGAGTAATAGGTACACTTTAGTATACTGGCGATTACGTCGTATGCAGGATGTTGGGGATGGCACTACTACACAAGATGTACCCTACAGGTTCTTACCGGCTATGGTAGCGGGGCTGGCGCATTACTTATCTATGAAGATTCCAGAAGCGGTTAGCCGGATACCTATGCTGGAAGCGGATTACGAAAAACAATGGATGTTAGCAACAGGGGAAGATAGGGAAAAGGCTAGTTTACGCATCGCGCCTAAAATATTTTAATGGCCAACCAGTTCGCAGGTGGTAAGAGGGCTATAGCAGAGTGCGATAGATGTGGGTTTCAGTATCTATTAAAGACCCTCAAGGTTATAACGCTAAATGAAAGTGATACGAATTTAAGGGTCTGTAAAGTATGTTGGGAGGCAGACCACCCGCAACACCACCTTAATAGGTATGTGGTTAATGATGCGGAAGCACTAGAGGACGCAAGACCCGATAAGTCCTATGAGGAAAACAGAAATATACAGTGGGGGTGGAGGCCGGTAGGCCTGAATAACCCATACGAGTTGGTAGGGTTGACGGATGATTTAGAGGGTACCGGAGCTGTAGGCTCTGTTACCGTAACAACAACGTGAGGTTGATATGAAATATAAAGAGCCAAAAACAGTACCGGTACAGAACTCTTCGGGGTACCCCAATAATATAGCCAATACACAAACTCAGAAAATGAGGGGGACAGGCGCGGCTACTAAAGGTACAGGACATAGTAAACGGACTGCATAAGTATGAATTACACTGCTTTAGTAAAAACTATCAAGTCTTATGTAGAGAACGACTTCCCGGATACATTAGGGGCATCGGGGCTAACGACTGCAGAGCAGGTAGATACTTTTATAGACCAAGCGGAGCAGCGTGTTTATAACACGGTACAGATATTAAACCTCCGTAAGAACGTAACAGGGCCAGTAACAGTGGGTAACCAATATTTGACAGTTCCCTCCGATTGGCTGGCGTCTCACTCGATGGCGGTAAAGGACGTAACCACAGGGGCGTATTCTTTCCTCGACAATAAGGATGTGAGTTATATAAGGGAAGCCTTCCCTAACCCGACTAGTACGGGCAAGCCAACACATTTTGCTATGTTTGACGATGATACGTTTTTCCTAGCTCCGGCTCCGGACTTAGCGTATGAAATAGAGTTACATTATTTTTATTATCCGACTTCTATAGTAACGGCTTCTACTACGTGGCTAGGGGACAATTTTGATTCTGTGCTATTATATGGGGCGTTGTTAGAGGCTTACACATTTATGAAGGGTGAGGTGGATGTAATTGCGGAGTACCAGAAACGCTATGATGAGGCGTTAACGATGCTGAAACAGTTATCTGAGGGTAAAAACCGCCAGGACAACCATAGAACCAAGCAGACGAGGTACCCAGTACAATGAGTTTAGCCGCGGAATCAGAACTAACATTAGGAAATGTGCAGGTATATACATCACAAGAGGGTGGTGCGTCTCCTGAAGAGCTGACGGAGCGAGCGTTGAACAAGATTATCTATGTAGGCAATAATTCGCACCCACTGGTTGCGGAACAAGCGCAGGAATTTAAGGACAGTATCAGAGGGGTGATATTGTTTTATATCAAAGAAGCAGGTAGAGCAGAGAGGGTGAACCTAGTTAGCAAGTTTACCAAGGCTGGACATCCTGAGCTTATTAAATTATTGGACACGTAAGGAGAATTGAAAAATGGCTATAGCACAGGCGATGACGACATCATTCAAAGCAGACTTACTGCTTGGGGTGCACGATTTTAGATTAACAACCGGGGATGCGTTCAAAATCTCCATGTATACATCATCAGCAACGATTGATGCTAATACAGTGGCTTATATTGCTACTGAAGAAGTAACAAGTGGTAATTATACCGCCGGTGGTGGAGCGCTTACTAATAGTGGCGTAACAGCAACTAATACAAATGCAACCGCAGGAGTGGGATGGACTGATTTCTCAGATGTTACCTTTTCCAATGTAACCCTAACTGCACGAGGGGCGTTAATATATAACACTACCCCTTCAGCGAACAGTGCAGCAAATGTTCTGGTAGCCAATGCTTCGGTTGCGGTATTGGATTTCGGTGCGGATAAGACGGCTACCGCAGGGGACTTCACTATTGTATTCCCTACAGCGTCAAGTTCGGCTGCAATAATTCGCATAGCGTAGGAGGTCTCCCATGGCTTTTGTAATAGCTGACCGGATTAAGGAGACCACGACAACTATCGGAACAGGCACAGTCAATTTGGCTGGGGCTGAGGCCGGGTTTCAGGGGTTTGCCGCGATACCAACAGGTAGCACTACACACTATTGTATCTCTTTGGGGGCACAGTGGGAGGTGGGGCTAGGCACGTTTACTAACGCAGCCACCGATACTCTGTCCAGAGATACTATTTTCGCCAACTCCAGTGGGGATACAAACCCATTGACTCTGGCTGCGGGTTCCAAAGAAGTTTTCTGTGTGTACTCGGCTGCACGGTCTGTCGTTGTTAGTGGTACGGATATTCAGGTCTCAAATTCCGCGAAACTAGCCGTGGCTAATGGCGGAACGGGCGCGGTGACGCTTACAGACGGGGGTGTTTTATTAGGTTCTGGTACTGGTGCTGTAACCGCAATGGGAGTACTGGCCGACGGTGAAATTATTGTTGGTGATGGTACAACAGACCCGGTAGCAGAATCAGGCGCGACAGCACGAACCTCCTTAGGCGCAGCAGCTTCAGGCGCAAACACTGACATAACATCTCTTGCGGGATTAACAACTGATTTAACCGTAGCACAAGGTGGTACTGGAGCAGGGACGTTTACTGACGGTGGTGTTTTACTTGGTGCGGGTACTGGGGCTATTACAGCAATGGCGGTATTAGCTGACAGTGAAATGATTGTCGGCGACGGTACTACTGCGCCCGTAGCTGAATCTG